ATGTAGCGGCATTAGTTGCGCTTGTACTTGCATTTGTCTCAGCTGTTTCAGCATTTGTTTCAGCTGTTTCAGCATTTGTTTCAGCTGTTTCAGCATTTGTTTCTGCTAACTCTGCCGCTATTTTAGCAGCAAGAGCGGCTTCCGCATGGCTTGCAGCAAGCAAAGCATTTGCAGCAGACTCACTAGTAGAAGTAACAGAGTTTGCATTACTATCAGTATCAAAGCTACCCCCATCGTCAACAGGTTCAATTATATTATCTGAATCTCTAAATCCCATTGTACACTCCTCTACAGCAAGTTATCGTATGCGAATGACATTGCTAAGTTTCCGCCTTTTGTTTTACGAATCAGCTCTTCTTTGTTTAACTCTTCTAGTTCTTGATTAAATAATTCTTGGTACTTTTTTATTTCTTCGTTATCGTTAAGGTAGATAAATACCTCAAGTAGTGCTCCGAAAAGTACTATTCTTTCATTCTCGTCCCGCAACCAGTGTTCGGCTTCATTACCTACCCAGTTGGTAGATCCATTATCTATGTAGGCCGCGTAGGTGACTGGGTTAGCAAGGATATAAGGGTTAAGTACCTGCACTATATAGTCATTGTAAGCTTGAAGTTGCGAAACACCCTGATACCACTTAGTGTAACTCAAGGCGTCAAATGTTCCTATTAAGCCATTATTGTCTATATCTCCCAACATACGCCCATCGATAGTTGCGGTTTCAAACAAGGCTACTGATTCAGAAATATCTGCTGCTGCTTCTAAAATACCAAGGGCAACGGCATCTACCCTAATCCCATTGACTACTACAGGTCCACTGCTTCTAGCATTAAAAAAGGATTCTGTCTTGTCTGCAGAAGCAGAGTAGGTAGTCGGAACTCCATTAACACTCAAGGTACCCAGTCCTGCTTTCCAGTTATTGTAAGTAGCAGAGTAGGTAGCATTGAGTGCAGGTAGACGTCTGTAGTAATGAATTTCTAATACATCTCCCCTAGCAAACTTGCCGTGAAGTTTTATTTTGTTTCCTACTCTGGTATAAAAGTTAAAATCTTTAGTCTGGCTATAACCATCATTAAAGGTTCTAACGTCTACTTTTTCGTTATATACAATACCTGGGTTTTTAATTGTTGTGTTAGCGTTACGTATAAATACAATATCAATTAAATCATTGGGAGTTGGCATAGTAAGTACACTGCCACCTTGATAAGCACTTGGCCCCAAGTCTGGAGTGTCAAATGCCCCTGCGGCATCTATTTCTTCTTGTGTTCCGTTTACGTCATATAATTTAGTAATTTCTAGTGGAGGTACACGTAGCGTTCTGTAAGCTTTATCGGCTCCATACTCGAAACACCGGGTTACCACTGAGTTAGAAAGAACTGAAACATCTCTGTTAGCCCAGTCCCTAATCATTCCTGCGTTATCACCAGTGAAATCACCAGATCCTACAAATTCTACGTATGTAGCCATAATAAACCTCTATGTCATTACTAGTAAATCTGGATATTCTGTCTTCAACAAATAAACCAATCTCTTTTTCTTAGCAGGATCATGCATAAACTCTGGATCTAGTATATCCAGGTTATATTTTGTATTAAGCTCTAGTACAATTACGTTAGGAATAGAACACATCTTTTGATAGTGTGACTTCCTGTTACGTCCTGCTTCTTTTTCTTTTTTAACTTCTTCAATGGTGTCTGAAATGTTGCCTTCAACTTTCCAAATATTTTCACCATTAGTATCAGTAATTAATTGACCTGTAAGGTCTCCTGTTACTGAGGAGTGTGTCCATTTTGCCATGCTGTTTCCTTAATTTATAGAGAGTCTAAATATGTACAAAAGCCTCCGCTTGTTGTAATTTCTCCCACTTGTACTCTATATACTGTCCCTGCAGTAGTTCCAATTACTACATCGTAATGGTTATTTCCTGGGCGATCTAAATGTATCTTAACAATTTTTCCTGTAGAAGGATCTACCTCTGCATGGCATGTTTCTAGTTTAGTATAAAGCTCATTGTTTGCAGCAATAAGGGTATCAGTACCAAGCACTAGTGCATTGGCGTTAGCTGTAATTTTAACTTGCATTGATTACTCCTATAGTAAAAGAGGACACCCGAAGGTGCCCCCTTTCCTAAGTTTAAGCGCCGATGTTAGCGATTACACCCCAAGCGTTAGGGTTAGAACATTCAAGAGTAGTCTCTTCAACGAACATACCTACGGTGGAGTCACCGTTTTGACCTACGTCAACTTCCTGCATTGGACGAAGAGTAGCCATTTTGAACCACATTGGATCGTATACCAATGCAAAAGCATCTTGAATAGATACTGCATCAGCAGAAGTGCCACCTGTACCTGTTGCAGATGCAGCAAGACCCATGATGTAGTTAGGCTCTACCATAACATCACCGAAGTCAGACATATAAATGTCTACTGCTTGACGAAGTTTACCGGACTCATCAATGTTGCGGCGTACGTTAGAACCTGTAGCATTCGCTTTTGCAGAGAATGTACGGCGGTTCTTTGGTGAGAGCATTACACGAGTAGCCTTACCACCAGCTTCGTAGATTGTTTGCATGATCTCATCAATATGAGACAACTCAAGTTCACCTACGTTTGAAGTTGTGGATTCAGTTGAGAAGTTGTTAGAACCAATACCTGCTTCTGCAGTAGTAACACCTGCGTTAGAAATACGAGCAGCTGTGTTTACCGCATCTGTGGAGGCAACGTTAACAACGTTGGAAGCCCAAGAGAATACGCCAGCCATTGTACCTGCAGTGGATGCGGAGCCTGGAGTAGATACGTTCAGCGAGTGAATCAAGTCAGCCTCAACGTCACGACGCATTTCTGTGCCACGCTTTTTCAACTGATAAGCGTACTCATCTGCAACGCCAGCTTGGTCTACTGCACGTTTAGTGCCGGATACTGCAACTGTTTTAGCGTTGATCTGTGTGTAGTTACCAAGACGTGAACGGTTACGATCAGCGTCTGCAAGGACTACACCGCCACCAGCACCGTGATCACCACCAGTAGTGGTGCGGCCATCTGGAGTAACTGCATCGAAGTCAGCACCTTGTGCAACACGAGAGTTACCTGGAGCTTTGAGCTCGTCTGTTTGCCACTCGTGGTAAATACCAGTAGCTTTTGTTTTGCCGATAGAAGACATGAAAGGTGTTTCATCACGAGTAATCATCGAGATGAAGTTTGCCAGATCCTCTTTTTCGGAGACTGCTGCGCTTGATGCGCCGGAAGGAAAGCGGTTGCCTACTGCGTTAGCCGCTTGTGTTGATGCACCTGAAGTGCCATAACGTCCTGTTGCCATTTTATTTATACCTATATATTAGCCGAATATTGGCTTATCGTGTGGGAGCAAACTTTTTCAAAAACTCGATTTGATCCTCGGGAGAAGCATTCTCCTTGAATGCACGAGCTTTAACTGTTGCTTCCTTGTTTTGTTTACGTTTAGTTGGTGAAGGAGCTTTCTTAGCAGGCATTTTCTTGGCAGGTAATTTAGCACGCTTTTTAGCGCCACTTTCAATACCTTTCTTTAATCGTCTAAACTCATCCACAAATTTTACTAGTTGAGGATCTGATACTACATTAACTAATTCTTCAGGCAAGCCTTCTTCCAATGCGAATTCACGCACAGATTGTTGAATAGTCTCGTTCCAGTCAGGAATAATCTCAGTAATAGTATCATTAAAGTGTTTAACTGATTCTTCAAATTGCTGTTGTTGTAGTTGCTGCCGCTGTTGTTGTACCTGAGTTGCGAGTGTTTCTCTCTTGTTACGGGCATTCCAATATTCAGTCTGAGCCTTAGTTTGTTCCTGAAGTAGTTCACCAATCTCATAAGTATCCCCTTCTCTTTGCGCTGTTGCTAGCTTTTGAGAGATATCATGGTACTTTTTCTGATGATTCATTTCTTCAGTGTAAACTTCGTTAGCTACAATTGTTGCTAAGTTTTCTATTTCACCTAGTTTTTGAGTACGCTCTTGCTCTAAAGCTTTACGAGCCTCCCCAATTTCACGACCTTGTTTGCTGAGATGTTGTTTGGTAGCAGAACCAGCAATCCAATCTGATAGAGGTAAAGTAACTTCTTCTCCATCAATTTTATGGGTAACCATAATGTCTTCCAAGTCATCCAGTGCATAAGTGTCAACTTCGGTAGCCTCAGCATCTCCGTTTTCCTTTTCACTGTCTTCCTCTTCTTCATCATCTGATTCAACATCATCTTCATATTCGGCAGAATCTACAGGGTCTTCAAGGTCTTCATCTGTTCCTGTTTCTTCTGAGTCCATCAATTCAGGCTCGGGTTGAGATTCTTCGGGGAAAGGAACTACACCAGCTTCCTGGAGTATTTCCGATCTATTAAGAATGTCGGCAAGCATCTGGTCTTCAGAACCGCTGTTATCTAATACGTCATCCATTTGGGTAGAATTATTTTCTTCAGCCATTATTCATTGTCCTCCGTTTTGTTAAGATAGGGGTTATCTTTCCCAAAGTTGGGATTACCTCTTTTCTTTTTAGGAGTATACTCTTCTTGCAGACTAAGCAAGGCAGCTCGATATTCGACCAGGCCCCGTACAATGTTGGCGTCGTTTCTAATACGAGCCGAACCATTAATGTCTGCGATATGTTGGTTAATAAAGTAGTCAATTGAAGATTCAATGTTACTCACTACTTTATCTATTGATTCTCTACTGCTTCTAATCATTGTTTTTGTCCTCACCTAACGTTTCCATAATAGGAATATTACGTCCTTTAGTCTCGATACTAATTAACTTTTCTTTAACGCTTCCAAGCGCCATAGAACAAGCATATAAGTGCTCTCGACTTTTACTTTCGTGAGGTTCTGTTTTCAGCCACTCAATAAAGAAATCTACTAGGATATCTCCGTAGGCTGAATCAAAGAAGCTATTACGAGTGTGTGCAGCAAACTCTGCTTCTTGTAGTGCAATTTGTGATAAACGATCAGGATGCACCTTCTTGGTCATCCTCTTCTCACCTGATTCTCTGTACTTTTCCATAATTTACCTTATAAACACATCATCCTTTCGGGTAGAGGTGCGGTAGAAGAGGGGGCTACTGCCCACCTCCTCCGATAGCTTGTTGTAGGATTTGAGCTGCTTGAGCAGGATCAATTCCCATTTTCTTAACCATTTCATCTAGTGATTGGTTATCGTTACCTGATGGAGCAGCTTCAATAGATTTAACTATCTCAGCAGCTTTCATCATGATTTCGTCCATATCTCCCGGAGTCGGTAAATGCTCAGGAGGAACTTCCGCTTTAATGGCGGCAGTTGTAAGGCGAGCCCATTCTTGATTGTGACGATCAAGCGCAATAGCTGTTTGCCTAATGTTATCTTGAAGCGAATTATCTGCTTGAACTTTAGTATAAACAGAGTTAGCTTCTGCTTGTTTAGCTTTAGATTCTTCAACACGGTTATTAATCTCTTTAATCTTAGCCTCTTGTTCGGCTGCGGTTTTCTGTAATTGCTCTGCTTCTTTAATAAACTCTTCTGTAGTATGATCCCTCAAATAATTTTCAGGTCTCAAGTCTAGAGTATTGAGTAGGTCAAAAGCAATAGTTGCAATGGCATCTGGTTTAATCATACTTCCTGCTCCTGCTTCTTTAAGCATAGGAACTAATTGAGAAGCAACCAGCATTAACTTGTCTCTTTTGTTAGCATTAGAGTTCTCACCCAAGTTAACATCTACTTCAAGCTCAATACACTCTGGAAGGTTCTTTAAATCTACATCAAGGATTTCTCCTCTACGATCAGACATAATGGTAATTTCATCCATGTTGTCACGTATAGTTTTAAATACACCATCACATAGTCTTTTGAATCCGCCCTCTGCAAATTTACGAGCAATATGCTGAATGCGCTTTTGACTTGCATTCATTACTTGGCTAAGCTTCATTTCACTGTTACCTGAAACATAGAGCTCGTCATTAAGTCCTTGTGCAGCTTTAGACATACCTGTTGCTTGTTCTTTGTGAACTTGTAAGTGTTGTAACAGAGGAACTGTACCAGCACTAATAGGGCTTGGAGGTAGATCAGATACTGCGCCCTGCGGATTTCCGTTTGTAGGGATGATCTGCTTGGGTCTTAGGTTTTGCAGTGCAGAAAAGTCTACTACGTTAGGGTCTGCCAGCTTAGGAGAATAGTTAGTAAGGTAGGTGTTCTCAACAAAACCTCGCAAAATTGCAGTGGAGGTAAGAGTAGTTGAACGTGTCATATCTGCTACAGACAAACCAAAGAATTCGTATGGAATTTCAAATGGGCTGAGGGAAGCAAGAGGAACATAGTTACAATCTTCTTCGTGCAGGATAATATCTCCGGCCACAATGAAGTGTTTCAACTCTGCAATACCATCACCATCACGGTCTACTTCCATCCAGCATTCTGTTACTGCTACGTTACGGTTGGCTTCAAGAGCATCGTCAGCATCTGTCATCCCTTGCCAGTAAGATTGTCCTGTAACCCGTTTACGTACTGCTACGTCATGAGAATATACAGTATGATCTTCGGAAGTAGTAGGAAGTACCGACCAATCTTCAAGGCCTTCTG